GGTACAGAGTTTGTTCGTGCAGAAGTTGCAGCCCTTGTAAATAGCGCAACATCAACTCTTGATACACTTGGAGAAATTGCAACTGCTCTTGGAAATGATGCAAACTTCTCTACAACACTTACAACTAACCTTGGACTAAAAGCACCACTTGCTTCACCAACCTTTACAGGTACAGTTACTCTGCCAGCAGCAGGAATTGTATTTACAGATGGAACACAAGCAAAAGAAGGTGTACCTTCAAGAACACCAATTATTGCAAAGACAGATTCTTACACACTATCAGCACTTACTGAAAGAGATTCTTTAATTGAAGTTGCAAAAGCGTCAGCAACAACAATTACTATTCCTCTAAACTCAGCAGTGGCCTTCCCAGTTGGAACATCACTTGATATTCTTCAGACATCAACTGGTCAGGTTACAATTGCAGGCGCAGCAGGAGTTACAGTAAATGCAACACCAGGATTAAAGTTAAGAACTCAATGGTCATCTGCAACTCTCTTTAAGAGAGCAGAAAACACTTGGGTTGTCTACGGCGATCTAACAGCGTAATAAAAATTCAATAAGAAACTAGGAGATACAAAATGGCAGCAGGTAAAAAAGCAGGTAAGAAGTCCCAAGCATCTAACGACTTCTTAGAGCCATCTGCACCAACCATTGGTACCGCTACTAACGTAGGCACAGGTAGAGCATTTAATAATGGTTCAGCAACGGTTACTTTTACTTTACCAGCACTTTCTCCTGCAGCCACATCTTTTACAGCCACTTCAAGCCCAGGTGGATATACAGCCACTGGTGCTAGTTCACCACTTACAGTTGAAGGCTTACAATCTGCTACTGCTTATACATTTACAGTAACAGCAACTAACGCAGCAGGAACATCAGCAGCATCAGCAGCATCAAATAGTATTACTGCAACAACAGTTCCAGCAACTATGTCTGCACCAACCCCAACTGCTGGTGTTAATCAAAACTCAATTGCTTTTACCGCACCAGCAACTGGTGGTAGCGCAATTACTGGCTTTACCGTAAATGGATCTGATGGAACATCTGGAACAGGTGCTACCTCTCCAATTGTTATTAATGATACTGCTGGCACTTCGCAGACATATACAGTTAGAGCAACTAATGCTAATGGAACAAGTATTGCCTCTGCCGCATCTGGATCTATTACTACATTGTCTCCGTTCTTTCCCCCATTCTTCCCACCGTTCTTCCCATTCTTTCCACCATTCTTCCCACCGTTCTTCCCGTTCTTCCCGTTCTTCCCACCGTTCTTCCCACCGTTCTTCCCGTTCTTCCCACCTTCATTCCCATTCTTCCCACCGTTCTTCCCACCGTTCTTCCCACCATCATTTGGGCCATTCTTCCCACCGTTCTTCCCGTTCTTCCCAACCTTTAAGTCTGGTCTAATGCTTTAAAATTAGTTTTAAACTAATTGACAGTTAAGCCATCTATAAATATTAGATGTTTACTGTGGTATAATTTTATTAGGCACACTACATAAAGATAGGATAAAAATGTTAGATTATGATGAAAACTTAAACCCTTGGTTTACTAAAGATAGATCTGAAACAGTATCAAATAGGGTTAATAGAGTAATTGATAAAAATATTACGGTAGAAAATCCAGGACTTGGATTAAATATCTACCGAAATACTTTTTCAGTAGAAGACTCTCAAAGATACATCAACATTCTTGAATCCAATCTTTCAAATGGTAGTAAATATAAGTGGTCAGAAGCCCAAGTAACAAACTCTACAACGCCAATTAAAAAAGCAAGAGACTGTGTAGATTTTAAATACAAGCAAGAAAATTTGGGACCAAAAGATAATACTAACTCTGACCTAATTGATCTACACGAAGAGATATATCAAAAACTAAAATTATGCATAGATGACTATGCAAAATACTGGGGTATTAGTGTTGTATATTATGAGGCATTTAATTTTGTAAAATATGAAGGAAAAGGAACTCACTTTAATATTCACGCAGATCACGGCCCAGCATATAACTGTACAGTTTCTGCTGTTATATATATAAATGAGGACTACGAAGGTGGAGAAATTAAGTTCCCAAGATTAGATAATTATGTTCATAAGCCAAGAGTTGGAGACATTGCAGTTTTTCCATCAAATTATATTTATGAGCATGCATCACTTCCAATGGAGTCAGGCACAAAGTATTGTGTTGTCATTATGACAGATATCAATGAACTGAGTCACTGATGAGTGATAAGAAATCTAAAATAGCAATATTTAGATCTTTTAGACCCTGGCTAAACAGGGAAAGTATTTCTGTTCCAGGACCAACCCAAGGAGTTATTCCAGAATGGTATAAGAATGCAGATAGATTTGCTAAGATGCCAAATGGAGAATACTATAAAGCACCGAAAGAGGTTTGTCCATTTCCAAAAGAAGGAACTACAGATGATTATGGCAAGATTCCTACGTGGAAAGCCTGTCCTGCAATTATGGATGCCTTCTCAACTGGATATGTTTTTAAAACACCATGCGATTTAACCTTTTTTAAAAATGATCAGGGAATAATTAATGTTAAGATTGAAGATGCTAAGCATCAAGATTTTTGTACACAAAGGCCACCAATGCCACAGTTTGAGCAACCACTTGGATACTATAAGCATCACTTTGCTTGGTATGCTGATTGGGGATTAGAACTTCCAGAAGGCTATAGTGCACTGTTTATGACACCAATGAATAGGTTTGATCTTCCATTTTTAAATACAACTGGAGTTGTTGATTCAGATAAAGTTCACCTTCTTGGAACTTTTCCATTTTTTATTGTGGATGGATGGGAAGGAACTATTCCAGCAGGAACGCCATATATGCAAGTTTTCCCTTTCAAAAGAGAAAACTGGGAGCATGATATAGATATTTTAGACCAGTCTACAATATATGATAAAATGGTTAATAACATGCAGTTTTACCGTCAGCCAGACGGCGGGGTATATAAAAATAAAGTTTGGTCAAGACGAGAATACAAATAGGAGAAATAAATGCAAACATGGACAGAAAAAATTGACTTAGGCAACGGGATCATCTGTTATCGAGGAGTAATAAAAAAAGAGTTAGATGTAATAAATAGACTTGAAAGCACTATTGGATCAGTTGCTGGATATGGAGAGTTATCTTCAGAAGGTAATAGATATCACTGGATGCCAGCATATGTTGGATATCAACAACTTATTCCAGATTATCGAGACTGCGTAGATTTTAAATTTAAAAAAACAGATATAGAACAAGACACCAGTGAAGAATCTTTAAAGTTACAAGATCTTTGGCAAGATGTCTATGATGCTCAGTTTGCAGCAGTTGAAGACTATAGAAAAGATTTTAACATTATGCCATTAAAGTATTGGGAAGCATTTAATTTTATTAAGTACGGTCCAGGGCAGCACTTTAAAGAACATCACGATCACGGATACTCTTATAACTGCACAGTATCTCTTGTTGCATATGTAAATGATGACTATGAGGGTGGAGAGTTATATTTTAGATTGCAAGAATTAAATATAAAGCCACAGGCTGGAGATCTTTATATTTTTCCTTCTAACTTTATGTATCCTCATCAAGCAATGCCAGTTCACTCTGGTACAAAGTATTCTATTGTTACAATGCTGGACTATAGCAAAAAGTTTCATACACCAGACATGTATGACTCTAAGTGGGACAATGAATAGTGTTTAAAATATTAGTTGAAAAAACCCCAGGATGTCTTTTTGAGATATCTCCTATGTCTATAAAAAGAGAGTGGATGGATCAAACTTCTGAAAACCATGCATACAGATGTTTCCCAGTAACACAGGCAAATGTTATTGGGTACAGTCTGTCTTGTAAAGAAGACATTAACTTTTTTTGGGACGGTATAAATGACCAAACTCCAGATCATATTAAAATAATTAAAGCACCAGAAGGATCTTATGGAGGAAGAGGTCAATCATCTATAAGTCTTAATACTGGACTAATATTTAAAACAGACAAAGATGTAAGTATATTTACTATTAACCCAGTAAATTATTTCAGTAATGATTTTGAAACAATGTCTAACTTGATTAGCACATCTTTTTATGACAACCCTTTGCCATTAGCAATAAAAGCAAAATCACCTAATAAAAATGTGGTTATTAAAGCAGGAACTCCACTTGCAACAATAATTCCTATTTCTCTTACAAGTTTAAACAACACTTTGATAGAAATTGTTGATTATAAAGATGAAGATAACAAAAGAGTAGATGCAAACATATCTTATGGAGATGCATCACAAGTAATAAACTCTGCTGGAAAATGGACAGACTGGTACAGAGATGCTGTAAACGAAAAAGCAGAAACTCTGGGTGAGCACGAAGTTAGAGTTTTAAAGTTATCTGTAGTAGATAATACAAAAAATAAAGAGAATGGTATAATGTAATTATGAACAATAACGAAAATGTTGTAATAAGAAAGCCATCCCTAACTCCGTCTGGATGGTTTGGAGACAGCAAAGATATGATAGTTGAGTTAGAAAACTTTATGACTCAAGAAGAAATGGACTTTTTAGAAAAGGCAGCAAAGTCTTTAACTATCTGGGACGTAACACAAAGCCACGTAAATGAAAATGGTACAGTTGTATACGATTCAGATTACTGGAAAGACAGAGTTGCAACCCAACCAACATTGGACAAAAATGATCCATCAATATCTCCAATAATTGCTGGACTATTTCAAAGACTAAAACCAATTATCGAAGAGTTTTATAAAGTAGAAGTTGTCCCAACTGGAACAACTATTGTTAAGTGGCTTCCAGGGCAATTTCAGAAACCACACGCAGATAAAGAACTTCACGAGGGTCCAGATGCTGGACTTCCAAATGACTTTCCTAACTATGATCTTTCAAGTTTGTTTTATCTAAATGACGATTATGAGGGTGGAGAGTTGTATTTTCCTTTGCAAGGTGTACAGTTTAAACCTAAAAGAGGTGCTGCTTATTTTTTCCCAGGAGATAAAAACTATATTCACGGAGTGACTGAGATTAAAAGTGGTTTAAGATTTACTTGCCCATTTTTCTGGGAAATTACAAATCATACTGGAGATAGAAAGCCATAAAATGACTAATACAAACCTTGAAGCAATAGAGATATATCCTAACATTCTTGTGTACAAGAACATGTTTAAAGATATTTCAAAGTCATACAAGGTTTTAACAGACTCTTTAGCAGAAACAGAGGACAGAATTTTTAGTCCTTGGACACAATGGTCAATATTTGGTGATTATTTAAATCCAATAATTCCTGGGTTTTCTATGTCAGATAAGTATGGAAATTTAAAAAATATAAAAACAACAACACAAGTTCAAGAAGATCAAAAAAACTTTGGCATAGAAGTGATGGAAAATTTTTATTTGGTCACAGAAGACTACATTAAAAGATACGGAATTGACTTAGACTTAAATGAAACCTCTATAGATGAAGATGGGAATGCCATACAAACTTGGAGATGGGCAGGTGGCTCAATAGCAAAGTATCATGTAAGTGATGAAAATAAAAAGGTTGGAATGAACTATCATTCAGATTACCAAAGAGAATTATGGTCTACTCCAGGATATAAGTTTGTAATAACTTGCACAATATATTTTAATGATGATTATGAAGGCGGAGAAATTGATTTTGCAATGGGGGATAAACTTGTAAAGTACAAGCCAGAAGCAGGGGATCTTTTGGTTTTCCCATCAGGACATCCAGACTATCTTACAGAAGATGGTATGCCTTACCTACACGCAGTTATGCCATCATATAATGCAAATAAATTTTTGGCAAGAATGTACTGGCAAAAGTATCAAAGAGGAACAGATGAATGGTATGCAAAAGAAAAAGAGTTTGGAAAAGAAGTTTGGGCACAAATGCAACCAGAGTTGCATGAAAAATTTAGGGAAGAACACCCTCAAAGACATATAATAGAAAATGGAGTAAGAATAAAATGAATCTAAATAATAAAAAAAGAATTACAAAAGATATTGTTGTATATGAAAACTTTTTAGATGCAGAAACTTCTGCTAAGATGATTCAAGCCTTAGATGCTCAAGCAGATAATGGTGCTCTTTCTTGGATGCCTATTTCATTTTATGAGTCATACTCCTCAGTATTGCCACAAGATAATGACCAAGAGTTAATTGACGCTGGTTTGTCTCCCACTATATTTTCAGATATTGAAAAAATAATGCCAGAGGCAATTGCATCAGTTCACGATCTTGATCCAAAAACAATTTGTAAGATTGGGTACCATACACAGAAGTGGGAGCCAGGGGCATACGCAAGAGTTCACTCTGACAATACAGATGCTGAAGGAAATTCTGGAGCATTTACAAGAAGTAGATATGCTGGATTCCTTTATCTAAATGATAACTTTGAAGGAGGACTGTTAAAGTTCCCAGATCAAAATATAGAAATTAAACCACAAGTTGGAATGCTTGCCGTCTTTGACGGGGGATTTAATAATATGCACGAAGTGTCATTAATAGAAAGTGGAGTAAGATATACAATAGGCTCTTTCTGGGATGATAGAGAAGAAGACGCATATCCACAAGAATTAAGAGATGCCTGGGCAGCAGAAATGAAAGAAACCAGAGCAAAGCAAGAGATTGAAAGAGCAGAGTGGCAAGAACTTCTAAAGCAAGGATGGAAGTTAGCCT